CTTCTTTGATTTCCCCGAACCAGCAGGAACCAGTCGGAACCGAGTCTGATCGACCAGAATTTGGGCGCACTGAGCCAAGATTGGAAACACCTTCGGATGCGGTCGCTTCGTTTGGTGCTGAGGTTGCAGCTCTCGCTGAGTCAGTTTTGAAGATCACGCTGATGCCGTGGCAGGTGCGTGCGTTGTCTGGGATGTTGGGTCACGATGGGACCGGGCGACTGTGTGCAAATGAGGCGGTCATAGGAACGGGCCGCCAAAATGGAAAGTCTTGGATGCTCCGAGCACTTTGTGCAGGCTGGGCACTTAAGGGGCCTGAGTGGTGGGGTCGTCCGCAGGAAATCCAGATTGTGGCCAACAAAAAGAAACGTGCTATGGAGACGTGGCGTTTCTTGGCTAACACTTTTGAGAAACTTGATTTGGCTACGGTGCGTCGCACTAATGGTGATGAAGCGATTTTGTGCCATAACGGGTCAGTGATTTCGATGGGTGTCGCTCGCGCTGATGAGCATGGCGGGTCGCCTGACTTGTTGTGTGTGGATGAATTGTGGGACATCAGTCCTGAAGTGTTGTTTGATGCGTTTAGGCCGTCGCAGATCGCGCGTCCGAATCCGTTGCTGGCGTGTTTCTCTACTGCTGGTGACCAGTCGTCCACGGCGATGCAAATGCTTAGAGAACAGGCGTTGCACGCGATTGACAAGGGGATCACGAACGGTATCTATTGGTGTGAGTGGTCGCCTCCACCCGGTGTGAACATGGAGGACCGTCAGTGGTGGCCGTGGAGTAATCCTGCGCTGGGGACGACGATTCAGTGGCGATCATTGGAAAAGGCGTTTGCTGGCCCTGATCGTGGCGCGTGGCTTCGTGCCCACGGAAACCTTTGGATTGCGTCTGCTGATTCGTGGCTACCGTTTGGTCTGTGGGCTGATCGAGTTAGCCAGGTGCCGATTCCAGACGGCGGGATCTTGTGCGTGGACAACTCACTAGACAACGACACGCTTTATTGCGGAGTGAGGGCTGTCGCGCATGAAGGCGGCGTGATCGTCACGACAGAATTCGTGGTGGATTCGCAGTCACAAATGTGGGCTGAAGTCAACCGTGTCATGCAAAACCGCGAGATCCAGTTACGCATAAACCCGACATTGCATCCGCACACCCCGCCCGACTTTGTGCGCCGTACACAGATCGTCGGCTACAAAGAACTGAAAGCAGCAACGCCGATTTGCCGTGGCATGATCTTGGAGGACAAGTTGCGTCACACTGGCGAGATTGCATTATCTGAGCACGTCACCAGAGCGGTACAAGTCAAAGTGGACGACGGCGCACCGTTGTCTAGTCAGAAGTCACCCGGTCCGATCACGCTTGCGCGTTGCATGGTGTTCGCAGCTGCTGAAGCAGGCCGACCGACTCGATCATCTCGCGCCGCTTTCGCTTTCGGGTAGGGGTACTTACATACACGCAAAATATGTGAGAGAATCGGAGCGATGGGTCTCTTCGGAAGTAAGAAAGTTAACGCAACCCCCGCGTTCGCGTCTGCTCCGATACAGGCTGCAGCAGGTTCTGCCGCACAGGTGGGTCAGTTCTACACGTATTCCGTCGGGGCATCGCAAGAACTGGCCTTATCTGTTCCCACAGTTTCACGGTCAATTCAGATGATCGCGTCCATGGTCGGATGCTTAGAACTGAAGCATTACACCACCCAGTGGACTGGCGAAGAGTACGAAGAGATCTATCTAGAGAATGAAGCGTGGATGGATCAGCCCGATCCTCGCGTGACTCGAAACTTCATCATGAGTCAACTGGTGACGGATCTCATTCTTCACGGTCGCGGATTCTGGTATATCTCAAGCCGTTCGTCCGCTACCGGTCGCCCGCTTTCGTTCCAATGGTTACCCGCGTCCATGGTCAACACTCTTGATCAGGCAGGACCACAGTGGTTCGGCCCGAGCAACGAAATCACTTTCAACGGCTATCCGATTAACGCTGATGATGTTGTCCAGTTCTTGGCACCGTCGCAAGGCTTGCTATATACGGGCGGTCGCGCCATTCAGACTGCGATTAAATTGCAACAGGCCGCGGACCGTTTCGCTGTCAATGAGATTGCTGCCGGGTGGCTTCAACAAACCGACGCATCCGAACCAATGTCCGCTGAAGACCTTTCAGAACTTGCAGCTGCTTGGCGTAACGCACGACAAGTTGGTGCAATCGGTGCACTTAACAGCGTCGTTACTTTCAAAGAGTTTTCCAGTGACCCGAACAAACTGCAACTGATTGAGTCGCGTCAATTCCAGTCGTTAGAACTGTCTCGAGCCACTGGTATTCCTGCGTACCTTCTCGGTATCGGCGTACAAGGGTACACATACCAGAACGCGCAACAAGCCCGACAGGACCTTTACCTGTTCGGCACAAAACAGTATTTGGACTGCATTGAACAAACCCTGTCAATGTCGCAGATCCTTCCACGCGGACGGTACGTCGAATTTGATGTTGACGACTATTTGTCCGAGAACGATATGAGTCGCGTTGAGGTTGAAGAACCAGCCGACGCACGAATGGAGACCCCAGCATGATTCGCTTTCACGCAGAAATTCCGACACTGGATTTCGCTAAATCAGAAGAAGACGCACCAGCCTCAATTTCGGGGATTGCGGTGCCTTGGGCACCCACTACCGCAGTAGTGAGCGGTGGTCAGAAAGTGGCGTTTGCTCGTGGTGCTTTTGATGTCAATCAGAAGAACGCGAAACTTATTGAAGGACATGACCTTTCGCAGTTGCGCGGCACCGTGAACGCATTAGCAGATATGGAAGAGGGACTCGGCTTTACAGCAACTTTCGCCCGTACTCGCGCATCCGCTGACGCTGTCGAACTTGTGAAGGCTGGCGCATACGACGCCGTGTCCGTTGGTGCAGAAGTAATCGAATCGCACTACGACAAAGAGCTCAAAGCAACCGTCGTTACTAAAGCTTCACTCATGGAATTGTCTTTGGTTGCCATTCCAGCGTTTAAGGACGCGTTGATCACCAGCATCGCTGCCTCCGCTGAGGAGACAGAACCCGACGAAACCCCAATAGAAACAACCCCAACACCATCCGAGGAGGATGAAACCATGTCAGAACCCACAACCGTTGAAGCCGCTGTCGCGACTCAACCCATCTACGCAACCGCCAAGCGCGAATTCAAACTTCCGTCACCAGCCGAATACATGGCTAGTTTCCTTCGTGGTGGTGCCGATTTCGCACAGATGAACGAGAACATTCGTGCAGCTGCACCGTCCGCTCCGTACATTGACACCGAATCAAACCCCGGTGCGCTTCCCGAAATCATTGTTCAGCCCGCCTATAACAATTTCCGCGGTCTCCGTCCTGTGATTGATGCAATTGGGACAAAGGCGATGCCCACTGGTGGCCAGATTTTCGTACGTCCTTCAGTCACAACTCACGTGTCGCAGGGTGTGCAATCGGCACAGAACGCAGCACTCACCGCTGGAACTCTTGCCGTTACGCGCAACACCGTCACCAAGAACACCTACGGTGGCTATGTCACGATCTCGGAACAAGATCTTGACTGGACCGACCCGAACATTCTTCAGCTCGTCCTTGACGACATGGGTCGCGTGTACGCCAACACGACCGACAATGTTGCTGCAGACGCGTTGCTCGCAGGATGCTCACAGTCCGCAGTGCTCACCGATCCGACTAGCCCTGCTGAATGGATTAGCGACATCTACGACGCATCATCCACGATCTTGACGAACTCAAATGGCAACTTGCCGACCCACTTGTTCTTGAGCCCAAATATGTGGGCCGCTGCAGGCAAGTTGGTTGACACCACTGGTCGCCCGTTGTTCAGCAATGTTGGACCAATGAACGCATACGGTTCACAGTCACCAGCAAGCACCGACGGCATCGTCGCGTTTGGTTTGCGCGTTGTTGTTGACCGCAACTTTGCAGCCGATACCTGCATCGTCGGTGACGCATCAGGATTCGAGATTTTTGAATCCATGAAGGGCGCAATCAGCATCGATGTTCCGAGCACCTTGTCACGCACAATCGCATGGCGCGGCTACCTCGCAACCTTGATGATTGACGCAACCAAGTTCGTCAAGTTGACCTGAGCCAACTGAAACACTGAAGGGACTGGATCATGGCCGTATTCACCGTAACGCACGCTCAGCGTGTGGATGACTACGCCGTGATTCAGACCCTTGAGTCAACAGACATCACGATCGGCCAGACGATCATTGTTGCCGGGGTAGGAAATAACTTTGATGCGACATACATCGTTCAGGCTGTCCCTACTTACTATTTCATTGGTGTTGATTCTCAAGGCGATTTTGAATACAACTACGAAATCGTTCTTGAAAACCAGTTACTCGTCAAATCAGATTTCAGCGACTATCAGAGATCTGCAGCGACAGGAACAGTCACCTGGACACAGTCCTGCACTTGGCTTTCATCAACGGCACCTGTGATCGAGTTTCTTGGGATCGCGTCGGCCACGGCAAATGACACCGCGTTTCTCACGACTTGTGTCGCAGCTGCGAACGCTTGGTGTTTCAAGCGTCGCGTGCAGGCTGGTTACCACGACAGTCTCACCACTGTCCCTGACAGTTCAGTGCTGTTGGGAACCACCTTGTATGCGGCAGGTCTGTACCGTGAACGCGGAACAACTGGAGACAGTTACGCATCGTTTGGTGACATGAGCGGACCGCCGTTGATGACTCTCGGACGCGTCAACCAGTTGCTTGGCGTTAAACGTAGTCAGGTGGCTTAATGTGTCAGGCATCTTTACAGACACCATTGACACCGTGTCAGCGTCGCTCACTGCGCTCGGCCTTAAACCCGTCACTGATTCGCGCAACGCACGACCGCTCACAGTGTTTGTTGAGTTACCGACGTTCACTTGTTTCAACAACCAAATCGCAGACATCACAGTTGATCTCCGCATCCTTGGCGCGCCACCCGGCAATAGCGACTCCGCTAACTACATTCTCGGCGTTGTCGACACAATCATGAATTCCGAAATTGCCGTTTTGAGTGGTAACCCGTCGCTCGCTCAGATCGGTTCGCAAGAATTACCCGCATACGACTTAACTATCAGAATCGCTTCCAAGCGCATCCCATAAAGGACAAACCATGCCCACTACAAAAACTGTTTACCTGTCCAACCCAACCGTCACCATCGGTGGTGTGGACGTCACTCAGAACACCAGCGCAGCGTCGTTGGAAATCGGCTACGACAGCCTCGAGTCAACGACCTTTGGCGATACCGGGCACCGCTTCGTGTCGGGCCTCCAAATGGTGAACGTCACCTTGACAATGTTCATGAACTACGGCACTGGCGAAATTGAAGCCACCCTGTTTGATCAGGTCGGCGACGGCACCACCACTCTGGTCATCTCACCAGCAGGCGCGACCGAGTCCCCAAGTAACCCCGAGTACACGATTTCTAATGCCATGTTGGCTTCGTTTACGCCGATCGTTACGACCGTCGGAGAGCTCAGCCAAGTCAGCGTAAGTTATGTCGGAGGCACTTGGGTGCGCGACATTACAGCCCCCTAATCAATAACTAACTAAAGGACCCCGACATGATTGGCATGTTATTAAAAGTAGAAATGGCTGACGGTGAAACATTCGAAGCACCGATTACCTACGGAGTTGCGTGCAGATGGGAAGATCACCATCCCACGCTCTCCGTGGGCCGTTTCTTAGAAGACATGA